AAAGAAATCAATTTTAAGAATAGAAAGAGAGTGATGGATATATGTAAGGATTGGAACTTGCTAAATAATACGAATACGTTAGAGGAGTTCTTACAATGAAATATAAAAAGTATAATTTACAAGATGTATATGATGCATCTTCACAGAATAAATTTAATGTAATATCTACATTTGCAGGTGGTGGCGGTTCTAGCACAGGTTATCGTTTGGCAGGTGGTAAGATATTATGTATCAATGAATTTGTGCAAGAAGCGCGTAATACCTACGCAGAGAATTATCCAGATACACCGATTTTACCAGATGATATCAAAGAACTTACTGGTCAAGATTTACTTGATGCAGCTGGTATCAAAGCTGGAGAAGTTGATATATTAGATGGTTCACCACCATGTAGTGCTTTCTCAATGGCTGGAGCTGTAGTTCAAGGTGGTGGTCATACTAAAGGTTTTGGTAAAACTAAAAAGTATTCTGATGGTAAGAAAGTAGAAAATATTGAGGACTTGTTTTTTGAGTTTCTTAGAGTTGCAGAAGATATTAAACCTAAAGTGATTGTTGCTGAGAATGTGGCAGGTCTTATGATGGGTGAAGCAAAACAATATTATTACAAGATTACAAATGCATTTGAAAAGATTGGTTATGATGTATCATCTATGGTTTTAGATTCATCTCACTATGGAGTTCCACAAACTAGGAAAAGAGTTATCTTTATTGCAGTTCGTGAAGATGTAACAGAAGCTGTCGGTCTTACGTTTATGAATATTGCTGGTATCTTTCCAGATAAGTTTTCTGAAGCCATTACTTGTGGTGATGCATTTAGTGACTTAGAGTATGATGAAGAAGAAATAAAAATGTTGACAGAAAAGTTTTCTAAGGGTTCACATTTTGAAACAGCATCTAAGATGCCAAAAGACCCAGACAAAGTTTTGACTGGCTGTGATTATCACCCTAAAGGTCATCACTTCAACATGAAAAGAATATCAAGACATAAACCTGCACCAACAATTACAGCATCTGGTGGTTGTATTCATTGGAGTGAAATGAGAAAACTAGCTCTATGTGAATCACAACGAGCCATGTCTTTACCAGATGATTTTAAATTAACTGGTAAATGGGAACAAAGGTCAGAAAGAATGGGTAGAATGGTTCCGCCCTTGATGATGAAAGCTATTGCAGATTCAGTTTATGAAAATGTATTGAAACCATATAAGGAGAAAATGAATGGCTGATTTTACTTTTGCACATAGAGAGGAAGGCTTTGATGAACATATAGAAAAGTCTATTCGTGGTTATTCAAACTTGTTAGAAGATGTGATTAGTCTATCAAGATACTTTGTTGAAGATGGTACAAGTATTGTTGATATTGGTTGTTCTACTGGCAAACTTACTAAAGCCATGATTGAGTATAATCAAGACCATTGTTCTAAAGGAAGATACATAGGTATAGAGATTGCTGAAGGCTTTTACAAAGACTTAGAAAAAAGAGCAGATGAGTTAGATAAGTATGAAGTGGATTTTATATTAGATGATATTCGTAATTATGAATTTACAAATTGTTCATTAGTTACATCTATTTTCACTTTACAGTTTATGCCGAAGAAAGATAGATTAAACGTAATAAAAAATGTTTACAATGGATTAAATGATGGTGGTGCTTTTATCTTTGCAGAAAAAACCATATGTCAGAATGCATTAGTTCAAGATATGATTACATTTAATTATTATGATTATAAGAGAAAGTCATTTGATACTGAAGATATCATGGACAAAGAAAGAACACTAAGACACATGATGAAACCAAATACATGGAAAGAGATAGAAGATAATTTAGAAAAAGCTGGATTTTCAGATGCACAACCATTTTGGCGTAATCATGCATTTGTTGGTGCACTAGCTATTAAATAGGAGTAAGTATGGTAGAAGATTTAAGAATGGAAATACCAAGAGAGGGTTTGATAAGACAAGAGCTTATCTCATATGAAAGAGATGAAACTGGTAAACTTATGAAAAAAACCACAGTTAGAATTTATATGGGAGATGATGATTATCAAGACCATTATATATCGGAGCCTTTAGTATGAGAAAAAGACCAAGTATATTAAATGATTATATAAACTTTGTAGATACAGTTACAAGTGATATGACTAAAAATTATGATGACTTCAAAGATGCATTGGATATTATGCAAGAACAAGGTATTGAACCATCTAGGTTACTTACCGCATCAGTAGGACTATCTGGAGAAGTTGGCGAGTTCAACGATATCGTGAAGAAGATATTGTTTCAAGGTAAAGAGATTGACGAAGATACAAAGAAACATTTGAAGTCTGAATTATCGGACATATGCTGGTACATGGTTCAAGCCATAAAAGCATTAGATACTTCATGGGAAGAAATTTTTGATATTAACATAGTCAAACTTTCAGAAAGATACCCTGGCGGGTTTGATGCATTGAAGTCGGCAAGTAGAAAAGTAGGAGATATTTAGTGAGTGATTTTTTTAAAGATATAATTAAGACAACTGGTAATGAATATGCATCATTAGTTTCAGATGGTATTGAGGGGGCAGACGTAGACAATTTTGTTGATACTGGTTCTTACATCTTCAATGCATTGTTATCTGGTTCTATCTATGGTGGATTACCAAGTAATAAAATTACAGCTATTGCTGGTGAATCAGCAACTGGTAAGACGTTTTTTGTTATGGGTATGGTCAAAAGTTTTTTAGATGCAAACCCTGATGCTGGATGCTTGTACTTTGAATCAGAAAGTGCAATCACTAAACAGATGGTGATTGACAGAGGTATTGACCCAAATAGAATGGTCATCATTCCAGTTACAACTGTGCAAGAGTTTCGTACTCAAGCTATTAAAGTCTTAGATTCGTATCTGGAGAAATCAGAAAAAAGACCTATGATGATGTGTCTAGATTCACTTGGTATGTTATCAACTACAAAAGAAGTTGAAGATACAAGTGAGGGAAAAGAAACTAGAGATATGACTAGGGCTCAGGTTCTCAAAGCTGCATTTCGTGTATTGACTTTAAAGCTTGGTCGTGCTGGTGTTCCTATGGTTGTAACAAATCATACTTATGAATCTATGGGATTATTTTCTACAAAAGAAATGGGTGGTGGTTCTGGTCTAAAGTATGCAGCATCATCTATTGTGTTCTTGTCTAAGAAAAAAGAAAAAGATGGAACAGAGGTCGTAGGTAATATTATACATTGTAAAAATTATAAGTCAAGATTGACAATAGAAAATAAAATGGTAGATGTTCGTCTGAATTATGAAAAGGGTTTAGATAAATACTATGGCTTGTTAGAGTTGGCAGAAAAATACAATGTGTTTAAAAAAGTATCCACAAGATATGAATTACCAGATGGAAGTAAAGAATTTGGTAAAACGATTATGAGTAATCCTACAAAATACTTTACAAAAGATGTGATGGATATTTTAAATGAATGTGCTGAAAAGGAGTTTAAGTATGGAAACGTCATACAAACCGATAATGAATGATGTTAAAATAATTGATAATGTTGCATCTCCAATGTTTCTTGAGTATGTGAGATACCAAATACAAGAATCTGAAAACTGGAGTTGGCAATATCCAAAAGGTGCACACTTTAGTAAACGACACCCAAAACTTACATTGATTGATGGAACAGAACAACCACCAAAAGTTGAAAGACTTGCAGGTATTGCTATGTCCTTATTTCTTATGGTCTATGAAAAAGGTTTGCATGGAACTGTATATCCAGAGTTGATGTGGGCAGGAGCATCTATCAAAGATAAACATAGAGAAGATAATACTCACACAGACCATATGGAAGATGTACCAAAAGATATGAAAGTTCTTAAAATACTTGGTATGTTAAACTCTGATTGGAAACAAGAATGGGGTGGTGGTTTTACTTGGAATGGTAAAACATACTATGCAAAGCCAGGCTCGTTTTATGTTTTTGACCCAAGAGTTCCACATAGAGCAGATAACATTTTGTGTGATGAAAAAAGAGTAGCAATAGATTATACAGTAAGGGCGATATAATGGCATTAGTAGACGTGGATGGAAATCCAATAAAAGCAACAGTTGATGAAAGTAAATTACCAACAGTAGAAGAAATACTTAAAGACCCAATCACAAAGAAATTTGTTTTTCTTACAAGTGAGACTTATCCAAATCAAACTTGTATTGGTCTTACTTCTGAAACAGATTATCATGGTGTAGTTTATCGCTATGGCGAAGTAACTTTACCAGATGAAAGTAAATTAGATGCAAATAATAACTTGAATTTAAAATTTAAATATGATATATTAGAGAACAATGGCATTCCAAGAGAAAAGTTTGGAGATGAATTTTTTAAATTAATTGGTGATATCTTATATCATATCATCATAACACAGGCAGAGGATAGTACGAGTGAACCAATCAATAGAACGAACAACGCTGAGCAACCTAGTAACCAATGAGGAATATTGTAGAAAAGTATTACCATTCATCAAACCAGATTATTTTGATGTAAAAGAAGAAAGAGTTGTATTTGAAGAAATTACAAACTTTGTTGAAAAGTATAAACGTATTCCAACAAAGATATCTCTAGAGATTGAAGTAGAAACTAGAAAAGATTTAACTGAAGACCAACATAAAAAGATTGTAGAAATTATTCAGACACTAGATGCCACAGATGTAGATATGGAGTGGCTAGTTGATACCACAGAAAAATTCTGTAAAGATAAAGCCATTTACAATGCAATCGTAGATGGTATTTCTATTATTGATGGTAAAGATAAAAAACGTAGTCCAGATGCAATACCAAGTATTCTTACTGATGCACTTGCTGTTGGATTTGATAATGCTGTTGGTCACGATTATTTTGATGATAGTGACGAAAGATTTGAGTTTTATCATAAAGTAGAAGAACGTATTCCTTTTGACCTAGACTTCTTCAATAAGATTACAAAAGGTGGATTACCACAAAAGACTTTGAACATTGCACTTGCTGGAACTGGTGTTGGCAAATCTTTGTTCATGTGTCATATGGCAGCATCTTGTTTATCTCAAGGTAAGAATGTTTTGTACATAACTCTAGAGATGGCAGAGGAACGTATCGCAGAACGTATAGATGCGAACCTAATGAATATCTCTATGGAAGATTTACATGATTTACCTAAGAAAATGTTTGATGATAAAATAGTAAAGTTACAAAACAAAACTAATGGTAAACTAATTGTAAAAGAATACCCAACTGCAACTGCACATTCTGCACATTTTCGTGGATTGATAAAAGAACTTGCAATTAAAAGAACTTTTAAACCAGATATTATATTTATTGATTATCTAAATATTTGTGCATCTTCCAGATTAAAAGGAGCAACAAATGTTAATTCGTACACTTATATCAAATCTATTGCAGAAGAATTACGAGGGCTTGCCGTTGAATGTAATGTTCCAATTATGTCGGCAACACAAACAACAAGAAGTGGATTTACCTCGTCAGACCTCGGCCTTGAGGACACATCTGAATCATTTGGGTTACCGGCGACTGCGGACTTCATGTTTGCTCTCATCTCCAATGAGGAACTTGAGGCACTTAATCAAATTGTTGTCAAACAATTAAAGAATAGATATAATGACCCAACTGTGAATAAAAGATTTGTTTTAGGTATTGACAGAGCCAAAATGAGATTGTATGATTGTCAACAAAAAGAGCAAGAAGATTTAGTAGATAGTGGACAAGAAGAAGTAGTTTTTGATAAGACAGACTTTGGTAGTAAGTATGATAAGTTCTCAGCCATAAAGGATTTTAAAGTATAAATAGTACATAACTATATCTAAATGGAGAAGTTGATGCTAAGGAAGTACGTTCAACAAGTCAAAAGACCTGTCGCAAAATCCCAAAATCCTTTAGAAAAATTACAAGAGGCTCTAAAATATGAGGGTCAAGAAGACCAACATCAATTTGCTGTAGAACTTGTTGCTGAAATAGATGATAGCATTAGCTCTATAGATGGTGAAATTTCAAAAGATGTAAGACCTGGCAAAACTACTGGAGGTAAGTTCGGTGTTCAAATAGTTTTGCCTGATAATAAAAGAGTTTCTTTTGCATCACTTGCAAGTGATGTAATATCAAAAGATTCAGATTTAGAATTAGTTAAACCACCATCATCACGAGCCACAAAAGATTTTGTATTCAAACATAAAGATATAAAGAAAAATATATATGTTCAAACTAGACCAGATGGTCAGAGAGGTGGAGGTGCAACTGCAGACCCAAATGAATTAATGGCAGCTGCACTTTGTACTCTTAGTAAAGTTCCAAAAGTAGAAAACATTGAAGATTTAGACGCACTTATTGAACAAGTCAAGGGTATTGTTAAAAGTGGTAAAGTAGATGGTTTTACGTCTTTAGAGGTAGAAGCACTAGAGCAAAGTTACACAAATTTATGTCAAGCAATATCTGCTGCAGAAATAGTAATTAGTAGGTTTGGTGGAGGAGCAGATAAAGTTTATCTTACAGGTAAATCTTGGGCAGATGATGTTAAAAAATTTCAAGTGACAAAATATGGTATGCAAGATTATAATGCATCTGACTTTATAATAAAAAAAGGTAACTCTTTTCTAGGTGTATCATTAAAAAAGAAACAATCTGTTACTATGGCAGACCCTACATTAATTAATAAATCATTTACAACTTTACTTAAAGGTAAAGAGTTTGAGGGAGCTGTAAGAGAAATAGATAAAGCTGCTGGTAAATTTTATGAACAACTTATTAGAAATGCTTATGCATTACAAAGTATTAAACCTAAAGTTGCAGTAGATAAAGATGGTAATGCTTGGTTAGATAAAAATATGTTAAAACAATTAGAGGGTGGTAGAAAAGGTAGAATAAATCCAAGAGCTTTTACTAAACCAGATGATTGGAAAAAATTTGTTCAAAATATTCCAAATGAACTCATTAATTATCAACTAAAAAAAAGTAGGAGTTTTTTTAAACCTTTAGCTGCTGTCATTGTAAAATACTCAGATATGTTTGGTCAACAACTTACACAACTTATTTTTAAAATGGATTTAAAAGATTTACAACAGCTAAATTTTGATTTTACTTTAGTAACTGGAGTGGGTAGATTTTTACCCACTAAAGGCCCAATAATAGAAAAAGGTGAATACAAAGATGTTGATACTATGGTTGGTATAATGGATACACTTTTAGAAAAAGGAAAACCAACTTTGGTTTTAGATGAAAGTAAAACTCAAGCTTATGATAAAGGTGCAACCGCTGCTATGTTGTTTATGCAATTAAAAATAGGTAATACACCCATAAGTGATATAACATTAAGGTATAAAGGTAACTTTAGAGCTGCACCTAATTTTTTAGCTACAGCTACAAAAGAATTTAAGGCATTGGCAAAAAAATGATTAGTTTTTCAGAATTAACAGAAGACAAGGGTGGTAAAAATTTACACCTTGAACATCTAGAAGATGAGATAATAAACTATGGAGTTGAGGGTGGTCGAGCTGCAATAAACTTTCTACGTTCTCTTAGAGATATGTTAGCTGGTAATGCTCGTTCATCAATCAACATGACAGTAAAATGGGATGGTGCACCTGCCATCTTTGCTGGTATTGACCCAAGTGATGGTAAATTCTTTGTTGCAAAGAAATCAGTATTTAATGTAAATCCCAAACTGTATAAAACAGCAAAGGAGATTGATGATGACCTTAAAGGAGCACTTGTCGAAAAATTCAAAGTCGCACTCGCAGAGTTTTCAAAACTCGGTATCAAATCCGTTATACAAGGCGACCTTATGTTCACAAATGATGTGGAAACACAAACCATTGATGGTACGAAGTACTATACTTTCCAACCTAATACTATTGTCTACGCTGTGCCTGTTGATAGTGATTTTGGTAGGACAATAGCTAAAGCTAAAGTGGGTATTGTGTGGCATACAACTTACTCTGGAAAAACTTTACCAGAAATGACAGCATCTTTTGGTGTAGATATTTCAGGCCTTAAAAAAACTCCAAGTGTTTGGATGGATGATGCAACCTACAAAGACACATCTGGTACTGCAACTTTCAATAATAAAGAAACAGAATTTGTTACGAAAATACTTTCTGATACTGGTAAAATATTTCAAAGAATAAATGCACCTTTGTTAAAAAAGTTTATTAATTTACAACAAAGTATGACAGGTGCAATTGTTGGTGCTAAACTTGCTACATACAATAACAGTAAAGTTCGTAAAGGTCAAAGAATTACTAATCCAAAAGCTCATGCAAAGGGTTATGAGAAATGGGTAGAGATGTCGATACAGAAACAAATTGATAAAGCTAAAAGTGTGGCAGGTAAACAAAAATATACAAACATTCAAAAAGAATATGTGAGAGAAGTTAGAAAACATACGAACAACTTAGCACAGATAATTACATTTCAGAATCTACTTGTGGATGCAAAGATGCAAATCATAAAAAAACTAAATAGTGTAAAGGGATTGACAGATACATTCATCAAGACCGCAAATGGATTTAAAGTAACTAATCCAGAGGGATATGTTGCTATTGATAGAACAAGTGGTGGCGCTGTTAAATTAGTGGACAGAATGGAGTTCTCATTTAACAACTTTACTGCTATAAAGGCATGGGACAAATGATATTATTTTCTGAACTATATTCTCATATAAATGAGTTAAAACAAGTTAATTTAGCACAGAGAAGAAAACAAGCACTTCGCATGAAAAAATTGGCTAAGTCCGCTGCTTTTAAGAAAAAAGTAGAGAGGTCAAAATTCAGAGTAGCCTCCCCAGAAAAAATAAGAGTTAAGGCACAAAAACTTGCAAAGAAAAAAGTCCTTGACAAATATTATCCAAACTATCAAAATATGCCAATGATGCAAAAAATTAAGATAGATGCTATCGTAGCTCAAAAATATGGTGGTATGATTAATAAGATAGCCACAAAGTCTTTAAAAGTTGTAAAGAAAAATGAGTTACAAAAAGTAAAAGATGCAAGGGATACTAGAGATGCGTAAATTTTCTGATGTAATAAACGAAGCAACTGGAACAATAGTTTTCACATTTGGTAGATTTAATCCACCAACAACAGGCCATGAAAAACTTATAAAGAAAGTGGCATCAGTTGCAGGTTCAATGCCATTTCGTATTTATCCATCTCAATCAAATAATCCAAAGAAAGACCCACTTCCATTTGCACTTAAAGTAGCATATATGAGAAAGATGTTTCCAAGATACGCAAAGAATATTAAAGCAGATAAAAATGCTAGGACTGCTATTGAGATTGCAGTAAAATTATATAAAGAGGGTTTCCATGCAATCAATATGGTTGTTGGTTCAGATAGAGTAAAAGAATTTCAAACACTATTAGATAGATATAATGGTGTAGAAGCAAGACATGGTTATTATGGTTTTGATGATATAAGAGTTATTTCTGCAGGAGAGCGTGACCCAGATGCTGAGGGTGTTGAGGGTATGTCTGCATCAAAAATGAGAGCAGCTGCCACAGCAGGAGACTTTGATTCATTTAAAATGGGAGTACCATCTGGTTTTAGAGATGCACTTAAATTATATAATGATGTTCGTAAATACATGGGTATTCGTGAAGAACGAGACATGGGTGAGATGAATGATTTTGAAACTCTAAGAGATATGTATCTTACTGGAAAGATTTGGAATGTAGGAGATATCGTTGAGGCCAATGGTGTAAGAGGTAAAGTAATTCGTAAAGGTACAAACTATCTATCATTTGTAGATGAAGATAATAAAGTTCACAAAGCTTGGTTGTATGATATTGAAGAACAGAAAAAGATTACAAAAGTAAAACAAGCTAAAGGTGAGGTTGGAGATGTAAAGGGAACACAACCTGCAAAGTATTATGCAAAGGGTGCAGGTGGAAAAGATATGTCTAAATCCACAGCTGTTGCACGTGCAAGATTTTTTGCAAAGGGAGCAGACAAACCAGATGATGACCCAGATTCCTATAAACCAGCTCCTGGCGATAAAGGTAAGAAAACAAAACCATCACAATATACTAAAAAGTATAAACAGATGTATGGAGAGAAAGACGTTAAGATACCATTAGAACTTCTCAAACTTTATAACAAAGGAATGGCAGCTCCTGCTGGTTCTCCTAAACACAAAGAGATTATGAAACAAATTGATGATATGAGAAAGAAACTTGGTATAAAAGAGAAACTTGGTAAAGATGCAGATGCTGGTGATTACATAGATGATTTTAGAAAATCAGATGCACCACAGTTCAAGGGTAAATCAGATAAGAAGATTAGAGATATGGCCATAGCAGCTTATCTAGATGCAAAGGATAAAAAAGAGGAAACCGATATGAAGTTTTATCAAATAGATGAAAAGATTGCTGGTTTAGTTAAGAAATCAAAAGAAACTGGTGTTCCTTATGGTATTCTAAAAAAGAGTTATGATAGAGGTATGGCTGCATGGAAAACTGGACACAGGCCAGGCACTACTCCACAACAATGGGCATTTGCAAGAGTTAATTCAATGTTAACAGGTGGTAAGGCTGACCCAGATTTACAACCTAAAGTAAAGGCTGCAAAGAAAGCAAAGAAGGCTAAGAAAGAAGAAGTCACAGAAACAATGGGTGTTCTAGATATGTATGGTAAGGATACATCAAAAGAAAAAGAACAAATGGCCAAATTACAAAAGATGTTAAAAGATTTAGAAAAAGGTAAAAAGACGCCGGGCAAGGGTTTTGCAAAGATTAAAGTAAGAGAACTAATTAAAAGTCTTCAAGAAAAACCTATCAATGAGTGGTTTGAATCTAATAGAACAAGGGCCATCTATCAACTAAGACATGGAGATGATTGGTGGTGGAAGCTCAATGAAGTCCATGATACAATGTTAGAAAAGATTGGTGCAGATTGTTGTGATGATTGTATAGAGGAAGAAACTATTCA